CTTCCTGAAACGACTTCGAATTTGTGGGGGAAATTCTCCCACGCTTCCGAAACGCCCAGTAGGTAAGGTAGCGCCCCACGCGTAGAGTGAGGAATTCCTTGGAATTTCTCGTACGCAGAGGTCTTCGTCCCCCCGATGCGAGTAGTCGCACCGGGCCCAAAGCGGCATTTGTTAAGCGCCTCATCCCAATCGAAAGGACCCAAGACTGAAGATATTTTTCCAGCCAACCAGGTAATAATCCTGGAAAACCGCCAATCACTGTCGCTATTCAGCGATATGATTGGATCTTCAACAAAGAGGTCCGTCAACTGGTCGTTGACAACTTCACATTTGCGTTCGCAACGAAGGAACTCTTCGACTGCGACCCGTTGTGTGTCTATCCCCGTATCTAAGCCAGTGAACTTCGATAAGAAGCGAACTGCCAGATAGTCGAGGAAGAAAGCCTCCTGGTTCACGTACTCACGTGGATTGAGAGACTTCCTTGCCAATTGCTCGTGCTCTCCGAAACGGAAAAGCACGGCGCATGACAAGGCCACAGGGGTATCCAACGCTTCATAGAAGCGGAGGATCACTTCAGGGGTCAGGTCACGTCGCATACGCCGTATAGGGCCAGGTCGTCCATTGGACTTCTTACCCGTACGCATGCTAGCCAACCTCCGATAAAGCCTCTCCCAGAGGGATAAAGCTGTAGATGTGCGTTAGCCATTGACTATCTATATAGTCTCTAGCGTTTCGCTTCTCTACAGCGCTGAAGAACCTCTTGACCACACGAAGAGCGCCCCGATCAAGGGGCATCTCAACGTGTGCCAAGCAAGTATCTCCAGCATCCATATGAAGAGTCATAGTAACGGAGTACTGGCTGAGTCGATTTCCCGTCGGTCTGCACAGATCGTAGTGGATAAGCACATCTTCAATGTGCCCAAACACTACGTTGTCCAAGCAGTTTGGCTTATTCACAAACTCTTTGCCCCAAGGGGAGCGCAGAGTCCATGAGGCCAAAGGCTTCCAGATTTGCACCTGGATGCCGTGACGGTTAGACGTGTTGGATCGGTTCAGCTTGCTGAGTACGATCCGAATCGCTGAGTTTCTCATGCGGTTCACCTACTTTAGATTGTGTCAACACGAAGGAGATTCCGAGATTCTGCATCTCGGCGAGGTAGTTTTTAACGACTACCTGCAAGTCCTCGGGCGTCATCAGCTTGTACTTCTCACGAAGATACCGCTCAACGAGCCAAAGGACTATTCTCACTATCATAC